ATGGCACTGGCGGGGGCTGCAACTTGTAGTGCAGATTCTTCGACAAGCTCAGAATGACACGCTTTTTGCCGGTCGCGCGGGTGAGCCTTGTTCTGCGCTCGCCCTTGCGTGGGGACAAAAGAAAAAAGAACACAGAAAAAGAAGAAAGAAAAAATGGAGGAATGGAAGATGAAGACATCATTCAATGGAATTGGCATGGAGCATTTGACAGCTGCGACGGCGGCGGAGAGTGCGGACGAGGGCAAGGTTTGCCGCGCGGCGGCGGACGGCTCCGTTACGGTCTGCGCAAAGGGCGAGGGCTTTTTCGGGGTTCTGACCTCGGTGCGCTCCGGCGCGGCCTGCGTCCAGCTGCGCGGCTATGTCGAGCTGCCCTACACCGGCACCGCGCCGACGGTCGGCTGGTGCGCCCTCGCGGCGGACGCCAACGGCGGCGTTGCGGCGACAAGCGGCGCGCATGAATTTCTCGTCCTGACCGTGGACACGACCGCCAAGACGGTCGGCCTTTATCTGTAATTCATAGGAGGTACTATCATGTCTTACGAAACAATTCGACTGGAAAAGGGTATGTATCACGAGGGCAAATCGTTTGCCCAAGTGCTGGAATCGCTTGACCCGAGCGAGAATTATCGCGGCACCGCGCTCGAAGGCACCGACGCCTTCCAGCGCCAGCTCAAGCGCTTTGACATCCATGTCAAGGGCGCTTACTCCGACCCGGTGGAGAAATTCTTCCGCGCGAGCGAGGCATCCGTCCTGTTCCCGGAGTACATCGCCCGCACGGTGCGCACCGGCATGGAGGAAAACAACATCCTGCCCAAGATCACGGCGACGACCACCACGATCGACGGCATGGACTACCGCAGCATCTACGCTGCGACCGACGACGGCGACAAGGAACTCGCCCGCGTCGCCGAGGGCGCACAGATCCCCGTCACGGAGATCAAGACCAAGAGCAATCTGGTTCAGCTGAACAAGCGCGGCCGTATGCTGCTCGCCAGCTACGAGGCCATCCGCTTCCAGAAACTCGACCTGTTCTCGGTCACGCTGCGCCAGATCGGCTCGTACATCCAGACGATGCATCTGAAGGACGCCATTGACGTTCTGCTCAGCGGCGACGGCAACGGCAACGCCGCCGAGGTCTTTACCGTCGGCACCTCGCCGCTCTCCGGCACCAAGGGCACACTCACCTATGCGCAGCTGGTGGAACTCTGGGCGCAGTTCACGCCGTATGAGATGAACACCCTGATCGCCGCGCCGGAGATGATGGTCTCGATGCTCCAGCTGCCCGAATTGCAGAGCCCGCTTGCCGGTCTGAACTTTCAGGGCACCGGCGCGATCGGCACACCGCTCGGCGCGGAGGTGCTGCACACCGACTGCGCACCGTCGGGCAAGCTGATCGGCCTTGACCGCCGCTACGCGCTCGAACTGGTGCAGGCCGGCGAAGTCTCCGTCGAGTACGACAAGCTGATCGACCGCCAGCTCGAACGCGCGGCGATCACGTCGATCTCCGGCTTCGGCAAAATCTGCGCCGACGCGGTGAAGGTGCTGGTCGTCTAATGGCGCTGCTCGACGAGATCTACACGATGGCGGCGGTATTCCTCGCGCCGGACGGCGACGAGGCGGCCACCGCGCTGCGCACCTGCTGCATGGCATCGCTGCGCGCGCTGGAGGATCGGCTGCGCCCCGGCGTGACCGTCGAGGATTGCCGCGAGAGTTTTATTTGCGCCGCGGCGTGGATGGCGCTGTGCGGATTCGAGACCGGATTGGACGCGGACGGCGTCCGATCCGCCTCGGCGGGCGACGTCTCCGTCACGCGCAGCCCGACCGCCGACGCGCTGCGCACACAGGCCGAACTGATCATGGCGCCGTACATCGGCGACTCGTTCGTCTTTGCGGGGGTGCGCGGATGAGAGCGGACGCCATGATCGCCAACATGGTGAAAAAACTGGGGCGCGAGACGACGCTCGAAGCTGCCGACGGCACGCAGACGACGGTGACGGCGCTGATTCAGCCGGTGCGCTCCAAGAGCCGACAGGCGATGGAGCAAACCGCCATCGGCACGGGTCGGTACGGGGCGGAGCAGTACGTCTACCTCGGCCCGCCGGAGGCGGAATTGACAGACACCCGACGCATCGGCGCGGGCGGCGCGTGGTATCGGGTGCGCCGCGCGGAGCGCGTTGTGGTACACGAGCGGACGGCGTACTGCTGGGCGCTGCTGATACGGGACGGAGGTGACGCGCCGTGGAAGAACTGATTCAGGCGCTGCGGGAGCTGGTACAGCGCGCGGGTCTTGACTGCATCCGCGCGACGCCCGCCACGGCTGCGCCGTATCTGCGCGAGCCGGTCGCGGCGCTCTCGATCGGGCAGGCCGACGGCACGTCCGCCGGATTTTTCGACTACCTCGGCACGGTGGACGACGACGAGCACGGCACGCGCGCGCTCTATGGCCGCCGCGTGGACTGGACGGTCACGCTGACCGTCCTCTCGCCGGGCGAGGACGGGGCTTCTGCTGCCGAAGATGCGGCGGCAAAGGTGCTGGCGGCGCTCAGTCTCGACGCGGGGGCGCTTCGCGTCGGCGCGTGCTCGATGGGTGCGTGCAGCTATGACGGCGGTGCGGATGTATTTTCCTGCGCCGTACAGGCGAAAATTTCCACGATGTGGTACGCCACCGCGGCCGAGGACGACGAGACCCTGACCGGGTTTGAATTGAAGGGAGAATGGAAATGACAACTTATCACGAACGACCGGGCGTGTACTCGGACTACGACTGTTCGAGCCTGACGGCGACGGGCAGCGCCGAGAAGGTGATCGCGCTCGTCGGCGTTTCGGCGGCGGCGAGCGAGCCGCTTCTGACCGTCACAAGCTATGTTTCCGGCGCGTCGGCGGTCGGCACGGAGACCGAACTGGGCGGGATGCTGCGCCTCGCGTACCAGAACGGCGCGGCGACGGTTCTGCTTGCGCCGGTCGCGTCGGACGACAAGGCCGCGTATGCGGCGGCGTTTGACCGCGTATTTGCGGAGAAATCCGCGTCGCTGATCGTCTGCGCAAGCGCAGATGCCGAGGTGCAGGCCGACCTGAAAACGCGCGTGGAGACGGCCTCCGCGCAGCGCTGCGAGTGCATCGGCCTGTGCGGGCTGGGTGCTTCTGCGACGGCGGACGAGCTGATCGCGGCGGCGGCGAACCTCAATTCCGAGCGCATGGTGCTCGTCGCGCCGGGCTTTTACGTCGGCGCGGAGGAGCGTTCCGGCGCAGCCGGTGCTGCGGCACTGGCGGGTGTTCTCGCGGCGCAGACCGACCCGGCGCTGCCCCTGAACGGTGCGGCGCTGCTCGGCCTTGCGGGCACGACGGCGGATTTTGACGACACGGCGCTCGACCGCCTGATCTGCGGCGGCGTCACCGTCTGCGAGACCGCCTCGTCCGAGACGAGCGTGATCCGCGCCGTCACGACCCGCACGACGACCGGCGGCGCCGCCGACACGACTTGGCGCGAGCTGACCACGACGATGATCCTCGACGAGGTCATTCCCGCCATCCGCACGGCGCTGCGCACGAAGTTCGCCCGCGCGAAAAACAATGCGCTCACGCGCAGCGCGATCCGCTCGCAGGTCATTGTCGAGCTGGAGGATCGCGTCTCGCGCGAGATCATCGACAGCTATGACGATGTCACGGTCACGGCGTCCACGAGCGACGCGACGACCGCGCTGGTCGAGTTCGGCTTCACCGTCACGCACGGCCTGAACCGCATCTTCCTGACCGCGCACATCAGCGTCTGACAGGGAGGAGGGACAACATGACCGGAAAAATTCCGACAACCGCCGACATTTATCTGGAGATCAACGGCGTGCGCGTCGCCGTCGTGCAGAGCTACAAGGTCACGGCGGCCAGAAGCTCGCGCGCGGTGTCGGCGTTCGGGCAGTCCGAGCCGATCGCCACGATTCGCGGCACGACGGAGTACACGCTCGAACTGAGCCGCCTGTACGCCACTGACGAGGCCATCCGCGACGGCATCGACTTTTACTCGCTCGAGGACTTCAACCTCGTCGTCTGCCGACCGGACAGCCGCGTGATCTACACCGGCTGCCAGTGGGCGGAGCTGAGCGAGAGCGCTGAGGTCGGCGGCATGGTGCTCGAACAGGTCAAGATCACCGCCAGCCGCCGGACGCAGGTGGCCGCATGACGGCGGTGCTGCAATGGCTCGGCGGTGCGCGGCGCATTCGCGCGGGACGGTTCACGCTGCGGCTTCTGACCGCGCAGGAATTGCTCTGCGCGCGCGCCGAGGCCGACGCCTGCGTCGGCGCGGACGAGCCGACCTATGGGCTGTATCTGAATGCCGCGATCGTATCGCGCGCCGCGCTGCGATGGGGCAGACCGGCGTTCGGCACGACCGCGCGGGTTCTGGAGCGACTGAGCGCCGAGGAGATCGAGGCGCTTGCCGCGCGGTATGCGATGCTGCGCGAATCCGTCGATCCGTCGCCGACAGACGACAGTTTGTCGCATGAGGCGCTGATGGAGGCACTGGCGGCGCAGCCGCTCGAACGCCTGAAATGGCGCGTGCTGCGCAGCTTTTCCGTCCTGCCGAGTGCGCCGGAGGCGCGGGCGATGACGGATGGAGATTATTTACAGTGTGCGCTGCACACGCTGCTCGACGCGCGGGAGCGCGAGGCGAGACTTTGCCCGGAATGCCGCGCAAAAGCCCGACAGAACGCCTGCCCGGGCTGCGGCGCGCCCGTCGCCGAGACGGTGAATCCGTCGTTCGACGAGGCGATTTTTGAACAGCGGAGGGGTCAAAATGCTCGCTGAACTGTTCGCGCGTCAAGCCGCGCTGGCGGCGCGCATCACCGGAACGAGCGTTCCGACGGCGCTGCTCGATGCGTGGCAGGAGTCGGGGCTTGCGGCAGGAAACGACAAAACGTCGCGTGAATCCGACGAAACGTCGTTTCAAAAAACCGCTGCGTTACGCGGCGAGGCGGCGGCGCAGGCGCTGACGGATGCGCTCTCGGCGGCGCTTCAGACGTTGGACTGGAGCGGGACATCGGGCGGCACGGCGGCGGAGTCGGAAAACGGGACTGTCCGCGAGACGGCGACGCCCGGTCGGCAGTCTGCTGCCGAGGCGTGGAATGCCGCCGCCGCGCTGATCGCCCAAAATCGGCAGGTGACGCAGAATTTTACCACACAATCAGCGGATATGGCGAGTATTTCGCGGTTCTTTGAACGCGATGCCCGCCGGTGGGGGTAGGGGAATAAAAGAATAAAGAATATAGAAGAATGAAAAAATAATAAATTCAGGGGACGGGGGTTACGGATTGCCAGCCCGTAGGCTCCTATCCTTGCATCCGCAAAGCGGATGTTTTAATGAGGACACCGTCCTGCGGGACGGTTCGCAATGACAGTGTGACTTCAAGCAGGGCAAAACGAACGACGTAGGGGCGCAAACTTACAGTGTCATTGCGAGGAGCGAAGCGACGTGGCAATCTCTCAGCGCGTAGCGCTGATGCGCCGGAGGCGCATCCCCGAATCGAGGAAAACGCCCCTTCGGGGGACGGGGGATACGGATTGCCACAGCCAGTCTGCGGACTGGCTTCGCAATGACAGTGTGACTTCAAGCAAGGCGCAACGAACGACGCAGGGGCGCAAACTTACAGTGTCATTGCGAGGAGCGAAGCGACGTCCTCATTAAAACGTCCGCTTCGCGGATGCAAGGATAGGAGCCTACGGGCTGGCAATCCGTAACCCCCGTTCCCCGAAGGGATACGCCCCGCAATGGTATAGAATTGGGTCGGGTGAATGAGAAAATGGTACAGGAGAGGATAAAATGTTGACACCAATGCGGTATCGGGACTTTGTTTGGCCGAACAATCCGAGCCGATACACGATTGAATTTGTGCGCGAGACGGCGGAACAGAAGGTGCCGATGGGGCTGTATGCCTTACAGGATTTGGGAAGAAGCTGCCGCATTATGCGCGGGGAGGGCGAATTTTACGGGTCAGATGCCTACGATACGTTCCGTGAACTCGCGCGGCAGTTTTACCGCTCCGGCGCGGGCGCGCTGGTGCATCCGGTCTGGCAAAGCTCGTCGGCGGTGTTCACGAAGCTGGAACTGACGCAGGAGCCGCGCGCGGACTATGTGGCGTATTCGTTTGAATTTCGGGAGTCATGCTCCGTTTCGTCGTCTCTGACGGCGGTTTCCGGCACGAAAAACGACAGTTCGTCGTCTACAAACGCCAAAACGTCGTCTGCGACGTATCACACTGTCGTCAAGGGCGACACGCTCTGGGGCATTGCGCAGAGCTGCGGCACGACGGTTTCGGCGCTTGTCGCGCTGAATCCGCAGATTTCCAACCCGAATCTGATCTACGTCGGGCAGGAGGTGCGGACGGCATGACCGGATTTGTCAGCGCGTCGGACGGAACGACGTGGCAGCTGCCGCAGCTTTCCGCGTGGCGCATCGTCAGAACCGACGGAACGTCGTGCGATTGCTACGAAGTGTCGTTTCCATGCGACGAAACGTCGGCTGAATTACTGGCGCGGGCGGCGCGGTTTCGCGCGGAGGACGGCGGCGCCGTCGTGTTCACGGGCGTCGTGGACGAATGCACGGTCACGCTGAGCGACGACGGGCGCATCGCGCAGATCACCGGACGCGGCCTCGCGGCGCTGCTGCTCGACAACCAAACGCGCGCCGCATCCTACACTTACGCGCAGCTGCGCGACATTTTGTGCGCCTATGTGACGCCGTTCGGCATCCAAAGCGTCAAAAGCGATTTTTCAAACGGCGTTTCGCAGTTTGCGGTCGACACGGGCGACAGCTGTTGGACGGCGCTGACGGGCTTCTGCCTGCACGCGGCGGGGCGGAGGCCGCGCTTTCTCGCGGACGGCACGCTCGACTTGACTGCGCCGTCGACCAAGGTCAGCCGGACGCTCGGCGCGGGCGCGTCGGTTCTGTCGGCGGAGTACCGCGTATGCCGCTACGGCGTGATCTCGGAGCTGGTCACGGTCGACCGCTCGACCGGCGCGCAGACCGTCACCAAAAACGCGGCGTTCGACGGAAGCTATCGCCGTGTCACCGCCGCGACGGGCACGACGACGCGCGCGTCTGCGCGCACCACCCGGCAGCGCATCGACGAGTCCGCGCGCGACTGGCACACGCTCTCGGTCACGCTGCCCGGCAGTTTTTTGGCGGAGCCGGAGGAGCGGGTGCGCGTGAATTTACCGAATCTGGGCGTGGAGGGAATTTTTGTTGTCCGCGAGGTCACCTCGCGCGTCGATTCCGCCGGGGAACGGTGTACGCTCGAACTCGGGGCGGAGTGAGGGTCGGCGCGCCTTGCAGGGACGGGGGAACGGATTGCCAGCCCGTAGGCTCCTATCCTTGCATCCGCGAAGCGGATGTTTTCAATGAGGTCAGCCAGTGTGCGCACTGGCTTCGCAATGACAGTGTGACT